GTCGTCAGTGAACAGGTCGCCCCAAAGATCTGAATCGGCGTCGTCGCCGACAGGACCCGCGGCCGCAGCAGTCTCAGCTTCCGCCTCAGCTTGCAGTGTGTTCCGAATCTTCCACATAGTTCAGATCCTCCTTTATACCGGCGATAATAGTTTCTGGCAGTCCTGCGAATAGCCTAATGGCCTTCGCTTCAGCCTTCAAGCGCACCAACTCAATAAAGTCCTCCAGCTTCTCTTCTTCCTTCGCCATCACCATAGCGGCTCGGAGGTCAATCTGCTCTTCGGCGAGATTAACCAGTCGCCCCCATGCCGGGCACTTGACCAGGCTCTGGTACTCGCTCAAAATCTCGCGCAGTTCGTCCTGCGAAAATTCCACTTGGTCCACCTTGGCCTCCCATCGGAATGATATTTCCAGCGCCCAGCGCCGCTTGCACGGTCGCGTCTGGAGTTGTCTGCACCTTAAACCGCTTTATGTTCTTCAAGCCCGCAAGCTGCGCCATCCAGGTGAAGATCCCCGCCATATCGAACTGCATCCCCAGCTCCGGGGCCTTATACAGCCCGAAAAGGATCTCCTTCCACAGGTTGGCCTGCGCATATCGGTCGACAGGCATCGTCCCATCCACGGGCACGAAGTCAAAGAAGCCCTGGATGTCCTCCGGCCGGACAGCCATGAACTCCGTTCCCTCAAGCAGGTCCCCCGCAACCTTGAACATCTGCGAGTTGTCGTAATACTGCTGCGTGTTCTGTACGAGCATCTGCGCGTGCGGGCCGAACCCAATAGCCGACCAATACTCCGACAGCGTCTTCAGCCTGGTCATACCAGCGACATTCTGCGACCTAACCTCCGTCGCCGTCTTTCTGCCCCCCGGATTGAGCACCGACATCAGGTTGTCGGTGACGCCCGAGGCCCGGTTGATAAGGTCAGTAAAGACGTTCATGTCCCGCAGGTGCCCCTGCGTAACGTCAGCTACCGGCAGCTGCGCTAGCACCTGCCGGACGTCGGTGCCATATGCCGTCTCTTTCAGTCGAATAAGCTTGCCAACGCCCNTTCGAGTCAGGTCTTTCGTCACCACCCGGCTGGGGTCGTAGACGAACTGATTGTTCAGCGACGATCTGACATTGAACATATGACTGTTCAACAGCCACGTCAGACTGTCGTTCAGCGGCTCGAGCACCTCCAGCAACGACCTCGGGGCAATACTATACCCATCGATCTCGTTCAGCAGGAGCTGGAAGGGGAAGCGCGCGTGCAGCGCATCGAACGGCCGGGCCTCGACGATAATGCGCTCGTTGATTACCGTGAACACCCACTTTTCCGGATAGTCAGACGTGCCGAGCTGCCACTCCCTCGGGATCAGGTCAATGTAGATCTCCACCCCCTCGAAAGTCCCGACATCCCCAAGCTCCCCCTCTAACGACGTATCCTCCTCCGCCGGCACCGTAATGTCCTTGCCCCAATAGTCGTTATTCTCCCCCGTCTTATTCCGGCCGAGCTTCTGCACCACATCGACGTTGAAATATCTGCCGTCGGCGCGGCCCTTGACGAGTTCGTTCCACGACAACTTCACCTTTCGGCCGGCGAACTCGCCGCGCTGGAAGTCGGCAAGCGGCACCCGCGGGTCCACGATGAACTCGCTGGGGTGGACATTCATCGATCTGTTTCCCGCGTACCCCCTGACCCGGCGAGTCCTCTTCACCTTCTGGGGTTTCGCCCCCTCGAGCGGCATCCCCCCGAACGTCGGCTGGACTTCTTCGATTGTGCTGACATTGGAGTACTCCTCCGACCAGTAGGTGCACAGCACCCCATACCCATAGCGCGGCGCATCGTGCATCCAGACATAATACCGCGACAACAGATCTCCGACGAGAGTCTGGTAATCGATCACCGCCTCGACCGCCTGCACCCGCGACTCAGATTCGCCATGCCGACCCGTGAACTGGTGGATAGGCGACCTCGAGAGGAACACCGAACTCCAATAGGTGTGTGCACTCAGCAGGGCGGCGTAGCTGTAAGGCACCACCACCGTGGTATATTCTGGCTCGCCGTCCTCCTTGTTCTGCTTCCTCTTGGAATCCTCCGCAGTCTCCTTGATGTAGCAGGTGTAAATGTCGTCATCCTTGGCGAGGCGCTCGAGCTTGTCCGTATACTCCTGCTCCCAGTACTTCTTCCTCGCCACCACCGCATCGACTATCTTCGCGTGTTGCGGCTTCCCATACCGGAGTTGCTCGACATTCATGCTCATGGACAGGCCCCCACCAGTGGCACATCTTCGAAGTCTGCGTCTTCAATCTCTACCAGCGCTTCGAAGGTCGCGGCCCCCGAATGCTCCATCGCCTCCTTGACGCCAACTGCAACAGCCTCAATGAGGTCATCGTGACTCACGCTCGGGTACGAAATGAACTGTTCGATGAACTCCAAATGAGTGGAGCTAACGTACAGCAATGAATTTGCCACGGCAGCGCCTATGCTGTCAACAATACGATAGGACTTCTTCCGCTTCTCTGGAACATGCGCATCGACCTGCATCCAGCGATTCCTCGCGCGCATCTCCCGCTCCAGCAACCAGGCGAGCGTCCGCTGATAGTTGACCGATTCGACCTTCAGCTTAATGGGATGCCACCGATCCATCAGCTCAAAGAACGTCTTGATCGACCACTCAGGGTCATGGCCCCGCATCAAGCGATACTCACACAGGAAAATTTTGCGGACGTTAGTGCGGAGGTCCCGCCACAGCCCGATGACCACCCAGGCCTCATAGTCTTTCCCCCGCAGTCCACGCTCGGTCTCACGCTCGCTGGGGGGCGGCACGGGGTCGCACACGAGGAAGGTGGTCAGCTCCTCCTGCGCTGGCAGGATCTGCCAATACTGCAGGCTCTCCCGACGGAAGGCAGCAAGCTCGGCCGCGATGACCTGGCACTCCATCTCCCGCATCCACAGCGGCAGCTTCCCACGCTCCGCGAAGGCCCGCTTTTCCTGCATTAGCTCCTCGGTAGACCACCGCTCAGGCCACCGGCTCTCGCCCCTTTCATCAAAGATAGAGATTCGCACCGTATGCCAGCTGGGGTCCAACAGGCACTTCGAGATCACATCCTCCGGGTGGAGGATGGTCTGCAGGACGATGATCTTTGAGAGCGGCGCCTCTGACGCCGGGGCGAGCGAATTGGCGAGCGAGCCCAGCACGAGATCCTCTGTCTTCTGGCGCTGTTCGGGGGTCGCGGTGTTCTCCTCATCACACGGGTCGTCTACGAGGATGAGGTCGGGCCGGTAGTCGTCGACGTTGATGCCGCGCGTACTGCCCGTGATGCCCACCGCAATGACTCGGATGGGGATCTCGTCTGTCCCATGGAAGATCTCACACTCCTCCGCAGTCCACTTCTTGCCAGGTCGGAGCTGGAACGTCCCGGCCCATAGGCGGTTGTACTCGACCTGCCGCATCAGCCACTCGACGGTGCGCTTCGCGCTATCCTGCGACTTGCCGACGATGAGGATGGTGCGCGACAGCGCGTAGGCGATGCGCTTGCTGGCGTAGAGCCGGAACAGGGTGGTCTTGGCGCCGCCGCGGAACACCGCGAAGCCAGCCTTGCGGAACGGCCCTTCCATCGTCGTCCACATCAACCCGTGGAACTCGGGGCTGCGCTGGCGGGCCGCCTTGGGGAAGAAGAACCGGGTGTAGAAGATGCTGTCGGTGACGCCGAGCTGGACGGCCTCGAGGGGATCAACAGCGACTGCGGCGGCCATCACGGGTTCCAAATGTGCAGCCCGATTGCGCCCTCGGGGGGCCGCAGCGGATCTGGGCACATCACGATGCGCTCAGGAAAGTAAACCGCGGGGTCATACCACTTAACCACCTCGACGAGGCCGACAGTCCATGCGCTGCCGAAGGCGGCCCTCACGACCGGCTCGTAGAGTTCCCTGAGCTGGAACCAGGCGTCGGGGGTGTGTTGATATTTGACTTCAAGGATGACAAGCCGGCCTTCTCCAGGGCAGCACGCAATGCCGTCGGGCTGGCACCACCTGACCGTTTCCCCGGCGGAGAAGCGGAACCAGGGGGATTGGAAGTAACCCCAATGTAGCTGTCCTGGACCTGGAGAGTCACAGGTAAGGGTGAAAGTTTCGTGGAATCGTCGCTCATATCGTACTCCCTGTGCTCGTCTGCCGCGGTATCGGCGGGGCCGGGTGAGGTAGGCCGGAGGGCTCTCGTCAGGTAAAGCCCACTCAACCCTCCCCGCTGGCCGAAAGTTCCGCGGGGGTGGGCAATGAAGGAGTTGTAACGCCGACTGCGGCGAGGTATCGTCGGCGCGCTCCATCAAGCGTCTCCCTGTCCACAACGTAGATGTTCTGCTGGTTCGTCACGGTTTGCGCGACGGGCTCTGGGCCACGGGTGGGGGCATAGCCGAGGCGATGCAGCGTCTTGTCCGCGGCGGCAAGCAGGAAGTCGGGGT